GTATGTACCGAATACACCCTTTAAGATGGCTATAAGCTCCTTCTGCTTGTCCCTTGCCCAAAATTGCGCTACAAGCTCCGCAACTGCCTGCATAGGGTCAGTGCCGCTTAAGCTTGATGCAAGGTCTGTTGAGCTCCACATCATAGCTCTTCTGATAGTCGGTGCAACATCCACCTTTGAGCTAAGCTTGTTAGCAGTCAGCTCCTCACTCTCCAATATAGGCTCACTCTCGCCCATAAGGTCCTCGAAGAACGGCATATTGTGTACCTGAGCCGCCTCACTTGCAAGCTTGTCAAACACAGCCTCTCGCCTTACAATTCCGCTTTCGAATATAGCCGCAAGCTCCGCCGTTCTCTGTATAATGTACGGGTCAAAAACCTCAGGTACAATGATGTCTGTTAAAGTAGTTCCCATATTTTTCCTCCTGTTATGCTTTTATTAATGGTATAATTTTTTTTACTGCAAATAGTTGTTTGCAGCCGCCGCCATAGCTCTTGCTTGAGCGGGATTTTCCTTGTAGATTTTCCCCTGCTCAGTCAGATTAATACTACCCTTGGCGAATGGATTTCTACCACCGCCGTCACCGCCTACAGGGTTATACTCAGCTCTGATAGGCTCGAAGAGGTGTTCAAGGCTTTTATCCGCCTTAAGCTCCCTAACCGCCTCATTTAAGCCAAGTACCCTGCCCTTGCTGTCAAAGCTGAAGCTCTCCACGCCGCCCCTTTTGAATATAGCATATTCGGGGTCACGCACACCCGCCGACCTAAAGGCATCTATAAGAGTCCTTTTTCTCTCATTATTGAGATTTTCAGCCTTAAGCCTCTCTATCTCCTGCGCATACTCATATATCTTACCCTTGTAGTCGGTTTCAAGCTCACCCTCGACAATATTAACCTCCTTTCCGGGATGCTCCTTGTTATATGTATTAATCATAGCGGCTACCTCATCATAGCTGTCACCGAGTACAGCTTTTAAAATATTCTCCATATCACAATCTCCTTTTTTTTAAGTTGTCCACGGATGATTTCTTTTGATAATTTCATCCTCGATTATGCCCACGCTTTTAACCGCAATATCGGCAAGCTCCACATCATTGTCAACCCTTGTCCTTGTCCAAATCTGCTTTATCTCGCCGCAGGCTATGCCGTAAAAGTCGCATATCGCCCTTACCATCTCGCCAAAGCCTATTCTGAACTCCGTTTCCGTCAGTCCCGCCTTAAGCTCCAATAGGCTGTATAGGTATTTAAGCGCAACTCCACTGCTGTTGCCTAAATTTTCCGTCTGCGGGTCAACACCCTGTCCCTGCTCGAATATGGCACGTCTTGTCATAGTGAGTAGCTTTTCCCTTGCCTCCACAGGTATATCAATGGTGAGCGTCTGTAGCTTAGCACCCTCATCATTGCTGAGCTTAATGGTCTTGTAGCGTTTCAGCTCACCCAGAAACTCGCTTAGGCTCTCACCCTCGTAGCCCGTCAGCACCATAATAACCTCTTGAATGTCCTCCAGGTCATTGGCAAAGCCGCTGTATGTCTTGTCATAGGTATCAATCAAACCCTTAATACACTCAAGGTCATTAGTCGCTATATCGTTGTTAAAGAACGGTATAAACGGTATCTTCTTAAAGTCGTGCTTGTAGATATTGGTAAATATGCCATCACCTGTAAGCACCTCCTCCACCTTAAACATATTAAACTCGCAAAGGTGCTTATCAGTATCCTCCCCAAGCTCACATTCATAGGCGGCACACTCGCTTTCATTCCATATCTGATATACGCTGTACCTCTTGCCACTCTCATCATCAACACGCTCAAAGACCCTTAAAGCGCCTATAAGCTCTCGCTCAAGCCTGCCGCTGTATATAGGCACAACCTCATCACCGTCAAGCACCGCCAGCTTAAGAGTGTCAAATTTAGGCTCATAGTAGTAGTGTAGCCACGCTACACCGTAGTTACTGGCACGGATGCAAAGGCTCTTACACATTTTCGCCCAGCCGTCACCCAATACTTGCTTAATACAGCTGTCAGCCAATTTGTCACCTGTGTCAAATATCGGCGGTCTGGTGAATATATACCCCGCCTTTTGATTAACCAGCAATGAGTAAAAACTACTGCATACCCTGTTATCAGCACTGTGCATAGGCTTTATGGTGCTGTCCTCACGCTTGTAGAGTATGTCGTTCTCCGAGCGATAGTACCTACGTGCTGTCCTACCCTTTACCGCTGTAAGGTAATGCTGTGGTAGGAGCTTTTTAATAATTTTTTTAGCCTCCTGTAACTCCATATTCTCCTCCTTATTAAAATTTATTAAAAACCTTGGGGTTTCACCCCAAACCCCACCACCTTTTGTAAAAGGTGGACTAAAACTTTAATTCTGCTACGCAGAGGGGCATACGTAAATTATTTTACGTATCGGTAGCAGTCAACTTAAAACCTTGGGGTTTCACCCCAAGCCCCAAACTAAAAACTTAAAAGTAACTCTCACTTCGACCACGTCTAATCGGATGGGTGCAGGGGCAATCCGCCATAATTTTAAATAAATCAATTCATTAATAGCTCCTGCCCGTTGGGGGGTGGTAGGGGCGAATCGGAACGCCCCTACGTTTTTGGTTCTTTTTTCTAAAAAAAGAACAATCTATTAATTAAAAGCAATAACAAATTTTCATTACAAAACGAACACCCCACCGTTTTTGGTACTTTTTTCGTAAAAAAGTACAATCAATTTACTAAAAACACCTCATAAGCGGGTGCGGGTGCAGGGGCAACCCGCCAAATATGTGAATGAACCAAATCATTCACAGCCCCTACCTCAAAATTGAAAAACTCCCTTTCCTACTCATATCCTCCACGGCATACCTCATAGCATCCATCAGATGGTCAGAGCCGCTTATCGGCACATTAATACAGTTGCCGTACCTGTCCTTCTCCCAGCAATAGCCGCTCAGCTCCGCAATAAAGTTAACGCATCTAGGGTGTACAATCAGCTTAAAGTCCGATATAAAGTCAATACCGTTCATAATGCTGTCCCTGCCCTTTCTGCACGGCTTAACACGGTACAACCCAAGTCCACGCAGCCTGTCTATACTCTTAGGCTCGGCACAGTCAGCTCTAATGATTTCCTTGCCATAGCCCATAGCCTTTATTTCCTCCGCAATAGCCTCATTAGTCATACCACGGCGGTACAGCTCATCAAAGACCCATATTATCCTAGCCTCGCAGTCCACCAACCCGCAGAAAAGCGCCGTAGGGTCATTTACATACCCGAAGTCAAGGCCGAAAGCACTCCTTACATTCTCCATCTGCCTAAGCTCGTTTACATCAAACTCCCACTCAGTCCAGTTTTGATATATAAGTCCCTCCGCAACGCCCCATTCACCAAGTCCCGCAACACGGTATCTTGTAGGGTTGTTAGCCTTCATCTCCTCAAAGAGCTTTATATCAGCCGCATCCAGCCACTCATTGCACAAATAAGTCGTGGTGATGGCAAGTATATCCTCATCCTCACGCTCAAAGAATCTCTTTTTCAGCCAGTGCCTTTCATTCCACGGATTAAAGGTTATTGTAACCTGCTTAAACAGTCCCTCACCTACCTCACCTCTTATACTCTCGTTAATGAGGTTAAAGCTCTCCTCGTCATCCACCTCATAAGCCTCCTCAAGCCAAAGCCAGCATAAAGAGCCGCTTTCAACAGTGATAGACGTAATCTTAAGCGGTGCATCAAGTCCACGGAAGAAAATTTTCTGCCCCGTCTCCTTGTATATAATCTCAAGCGGCGATAGCTTACAGTCAAACTTGTCCTCCACATTAAGCGCACGTATCGCCCACTTAAGCTCAGCATAACAGCTGTCCTTGAGGGTAGCATAAACCTTACGCACCACCAGTATGTTAGCCCCCCTGTAGTGCATCAGGCGGTATATGAGGTTAAGCGCCGTTGTCTTACTCTTTTTAGATGCCCTCGACCCCTTACATACCCTGTACCTGCCCTTGAAATCCCAGTATTCATCATACCCATCACCTACAATACTCCGTAATTTTTTGTTCAAATTTTCACTCCCCCATTGTTTTAATAATTATAGTAAACCTCTAAACTCCACCACCTGCGAAGCAGATACAAAAGTTTTGATCCAACTTTTTCAAAAGTTGGTAGGGATTGGGGCAACGCCCCAAGGTCTTTTCCCCCACTCCCAGGGGTTTGGGGCAACGCCCCAAGGTCTTCATCCTCACTATATCCCCCTTACGCTTAATTATCTCTCTGAAATCATCCTCGGTATAGCTCCGTTGAGAGAAGTCATTGAAGGCATTAGCGTATTGTTTAGGCTTGTACCCACCAGTACGCACATTTTTAACCGTGCGTTTCTTCTCACCCTCCTTAATCCACCTAAGGAGAGTAGCATAGTGACTGCTGTATTTCTTACCTGTACTCTCGATATAGCTGCTAAGCTCATCTATGTATTGCAGATAGCAGTGAGGGTAGTCAGCCTTAAGTCTGTCAAGCTCTGAATTTTTAAGCACGACATTTTTATACATCCCGCAGGGAGCGAGTGTGGGGAGCGTCAGCGACCTCTCTCTTTTTCTCTCTCTCTTAAATTCAGTTCTATTCTCTTCACTTCTATTCTCTTCTATTAGCGAAACATTGTGTTGCATTGATGTAACAGGCTGTTGCATTGATGTAACATCGAGCTGTGACAATACAGCCTCAATGTTTTTAGCATCAGCTACGGCATTATAATCCGCACCAAAATCATTTTTCACATCAGATACAGCATTAAAATCAGTGCCACCATAAGCACCACCATCATTATCCTTAACATCAACAATACTGTTGTAATTGTTATCATCATAATCATCCTCTCTGACACCAATTTCATCACAAGTGTAACTGCCAATGCAATTGCCAATGCCATTGCCAAAATCATTGCCAAAATCATTGCCCTTAAAAGCAACCACATTGTCCTCAACGGTTATATCATCCTTAGAAACAACATCACAATTATGACCACAGCAATCATCCTTAACCTGTACAATATCACTTGCCGCTGAACTCTCCGACTGCTCTACAAAATTTGTAGATACACTCTCTACCGCTGATACTTCAACAGTATCTTCACTCTCTACCCAATTTGTAGCTAAATTCTCAGACTGCACAACATTCTCTTTCGAGTTGGTAGATGGCTCTACCGCTGATACCGCCGCAGTGTTTTCACTCTCTTCCTTATTTAATAGAAGATACTCAGGCTTAATCTCGGCATTTTTTCTTCTTGCCACAGCTTGAATATAATTCTCCTGTATCGCCTTACCTGTCAGTATGTGATACTTCTCATACATCCCTCTGTCGAAGATACCCTTCTTCAAAGCACCCTCAACCACATCATTGATATACTTCTCATCATAGCGGCAATCAGGGTTAAATCTCCTTTTCAAAAAGATTTTCTGAGAACGATCCTCCTCGCTCCACTCACAGTAATAACCGCCATCTGAATGAATTTCCTGTCTAAGTCTTACATATACAAGGAAAGCCTCATCCCCGTATACATCAGTAAGATATTCAATTGCTTTACTGTCCTTACAGTCTAATAAAAAAGAAGCTAATGCAGCCATTACTTATCCCTCCTTACACCATACATAAATCACAGCCGAAACTCAGGCTTAATCTCGGCATTTTTCCTTCTAGCCACAGCTTGAATATAATTCTCCTGTATCTCCTTGCTTGTCAGTATGTGATACTTCTCATACATACCTCTGTCGAAGATATCGTTATCCAGTGCAACGTCAATCACAGTTTCTATAAGCTCCAAATCAATCTTACTGATAGAGCTGAATCTTCTTTTAAGAAAAAGCTGTGGTGAATATTTTTCCTTATTCCAATTGCAGTAATAGCCACCCTCGGAATGAATTTGCTGTCTGAGCCTTATATATATAAGGAAAGCCTCATCCCCGCATATTTCCGTAAGATAGTCAAGCTCACTGCTATCCACACAGTCCAATAAAAAAGAACTTAATACAGCCATTGCTTGTCCCTCCTTGCATTAATTTTCAACTTAATTTCTCCCGAAACATATTTTCTGTTTTCGAAAGATAGTTAAAACCGACTTAATTCCTGCATTTAACTACCCTCTCTTACATCAATCGCATAGTATAAACAGCCGCCTCTTGCCCTTATCATAACAAGCACGTCACCGTCACTAAGCTCTGCCTTGCTTATACCACTCGCATATAATAGGTAGCTGTCACTCAGCCTTACACTGTCAGTCAGCCACACCGATATTTCATCATTGTTTTTCTTAACTCTGCCAAAGCAAAGGTCACAGGGGCAGTCGCTTTCGATAGCCTCATGCGCAGCCGCCTTAACAGCCTTTAATAAACTTTTGTTCGTCTCCAAAGCTTTCACCTCCCGTTTACAGAACATATGTTAACATATTTATAGTCCAATAAATCGCCCTTAAAGAAAATTTATTCGATTTTTTTAAAATTGTTCGCAAATTTATTTCAATATTTCAACCAAGCCTATTAACTTGTTTGACGTTGTTCGCCTTAATTTAATTGTTTTTGGGGTATGATTTTCTTAGATTTGTTCGACTTTCTTCCTATTAAATAGCCTTTTATACGCAAAAAAAATACTCCC